TTTCAACGGAGGCTATGTGAGCAATACAATATCAACCGCACCAGAAGTATTAAAGGGTATCCAACATGTCATGCAATCCTTCTCAGAGAAGGGCATCGGCAAGAACAGCAAGAACGAGTCACAAGGTTTCAAGTTCCGTGGCATCGATGAAGTTTTGAATCGTATGTCGCAGCACCTGACCGAAGCTGGCCTCGTCATCATCCCACAGATGTTAAGCCGTGATGTAAGTGAGCGACAGAATAGCCGCGGCAATCCTTTGTTCTACGTTACCGTAACTATGTCATACACCATTCGTTCCGCCATTGATGGTAGCGAAGTAGTATGCGTTGTGCCCGGTGAAGCTATGGACTCAGGTGACAAGGCTACCAATAAGGCACTGTCAATCGCATACAAGTATATGGCTTTCCAGTTGTTCGCGATACCTATTGATGAAGATCCAGACAAAACTACCCATGAGTTGATGCCAAAAGCTAAGGCTAAGGTAGAGACACTTAACGATGATGATGTATCAATCATCAAAGAACTAGTTGACAAAGCTGGAGAAGACGAGGATACTATCCTCAATGCCTTCAAAGTTATTACATGGCAAGAAATTCCGCGTGATAAGTTTGCTGGTATCGTAAGTAAGTTGCAAAAGAAAATTTCTACAAACGAAGGAGCTAAGTAATGCCTCAGTACAACAACATTGCTATCTTTAAAAACCTCAAAGCGGGTGACAATCCTAAGGCACCATCACATAACGTGACCATCGAGTTTGCAGATGGCACCAAATGGCGCGGTGGTCTGTGGCCTCGTACTTCTAAAGCAGGACTCCAGTATCTATCTGGCAATCTTGAAGCTGACACTGGTGGTGGTGGTGGCGCTCGTAACTCTGCCCAAGCTGCTGACGATGATCTAGTGGATTGGTAATGGTAGAGAAGATCAACCACGCGAAATTTGTGGATGTGGTCTATGAACTGATGAGAGCTGGGGACGAGGGTTTAACTTGTCTTCAGCTCGGTGAAGTAGCAAAGTGCAGCCACTACACAGCCCAACGCTTGATGCGTATGTTTCGTGCAAGAAAGCTAGTCCACATTTCTAAGTGGGCGCTTGATGCGAAGGGCAGAATAAACACTCCTGCTTATGCGTGGGGTATGGGGGAAGATGTGGTTCGAGTACCTCTTACAAGGTCTGAGATCCACCAAAGATATAAGAAAAGAAAGCAACTTGCTAAAGGGCCAACTACCCGACAACGCAATGCTGCTATGAAGATATTGTTTTAGCTTTGTGGGCTGCCGAGGGACTCATCGATATGGCACATGTTGCCCCTCCGACTCGGCAGAGAGTAATAAGTGGAGGGGGTAATACTTCCTACCAGTGCTTGCATTGGTCATAGTCAGTAACGTCATGACAATGTGCCTCGACGTGACAGCGGGAGAGACCGCCCTAACATTGGAGATTTTATGCTCATCGATCGAAATATAGTGCGGCAAAGAAACAAGGTCAACTTGACTGACATGCTTGCCAAAGTGGAAAAGACTACATATCACGACATGGGTGATGGACACACAACCTTCTGCTGTCTTCACATGAAGAGCGGTTACAAGGTATGGGGTCAAAGCGCATGCGTAGATACAAAGAACTTCAATCAAGCTATGGGTGAACAGATTGCTTATAAAGATGCTGTTGACAAGCTATGGCCTCTTGAGGGATACTTGCTTGCCGAAGAACTCTATAACGCAAAGACACTCCTGTGAACATAACTAACCTACACAATCTACCTGAAGCAATTGTCAACGCAGTAAAGAACGATCCTTACTCAGCGGGTGACAGTGATATCAGCGTCACTAAACTAATAGACTCGCCTCAGATTCGTGTGCTTCGTAAGAAGTATTCGAGTGCTGTTGTTGAAGATGTAACAGAACGTATCTGGTCTCTGTTAGGTCAAGCAGTACACACCATCCTTGAACGTGCTGATCAGGGCGATAACGTCATCGCTGAAGATCGACTGTTCGCTACTGTTGATGGATGGAAAGTATCAGGCCAGTTTGATCGGTGTGATCTGCGCAACGGAATCCTTGACGATTACAAAGTAACTAGTACCTACAAGGTGCAGATGGATAGCCATGTGGAGTGGGAGCGTCAGCTTAACTGCTTGCGTTGGCTTGCCGTTACCAATGGGTACAAGGTTGAGAAGCTGCGTATTGTTGCCATCCTTCGTGATTGGCGCAAGGCTGAGGCTCTGCGTAATCCATCCTACCCACAGATGCCAGTGCATGTAATCGAGATTCCGGTTTGGAATATAGGTGACACGCATGAGTACATTAGGAACCGTGTATGGCGGCATCAGGTAGCAGAGGAGGGTGACGTACCTGAATGCACAACTGCGGAAACTTGGTACACAGGAACGACATTTGCCTTAATGAAGAACGGTGGTAAACGAGCAGTCAAGATATATGAAAGGAAAGAAGATGCTGAACAAGGACTCGCTGACGGGTATTTTGTTGAAGAAAGGCGGGGTAGACATCGACGCTGCGAAGAGTATTGCGAAGTTGCAAACTTCTGCAAGCAGTGGCAATCTATCAGGGAAAGTTCTGCTGCTCCCATCGGGGAGGACAGTGGCGGTGATTGAAGCCACAGGTCGCGGGACATGGATCTGTCTTTATGATGCACCTCCTATGACCAACAATGAAATGCTTCAATCAACTAAGGCGCAAATGTATGACTCTCGTCAGATAGAACTTACAACAGAGTTCCTGATGAAGTACGGAGAGGAGATAGTATGGAACAAAAGCTAATGGACATTAACGACGCAGCTCAGTACGTCGGTCTAACACCGTTCACTGTGCGCAAGTTAGCGCGTACAGGACAGATCCCCGCTGCGAAGATTGGCAGGGCTTATAGATTCAGGCGTGAAGACATTGATGCGTACCTGAAAGAGCAGTACAAAACCCTTATGGAGAAACAAAATGGCTGAGGAAAAAGAGTTAGACACAAAAGAACAGATGGATCATTGCGCAGCCCTAGTGCAAGCATGGATTGATTACAGCGTGAAAACACCAGAGCTAATGCTTGGCACCCAGCTTCGTGCATTCGGCGTATCGGCTGGCTTGTCTATGCGTATATGTGGTTTGGAAGAGTCGGAAGTTGAAGATGCAGTAGCGCAGATGTCTAAGTTGATTCGTGAGATCTACAAGAACTCAGAAGATACTATTAGTGTGGGGGCTGTTCACTAATGCAGAACTGCCTCAAGTGTGGGACTAAGACCGCAGTCTATGACACGCGCTTGACGGATACCGGAGACCTGCGTCGCAAGCGTAAGTGTCCTGCTTGTAACTACAGATACACAACCATCGAGATGTTGGATGATGTTGATGTACCTGTAAGGACTCCGAATCCTGAGCCGCCCAAGGCTAAGGTGAAAGTTGGGAAGCCACAACCCAAAGAATCGGGAGGAAGTAAGAAACCCGCTCGTCTAATGTACGATGACGAAGAGGAAGATTATGGATTCTCAGACATAGATGTAATGAGAGACCTAGGAATCGGAGGAACAAATTATGAATGAACGTCTTGACAAGATGGTAGAGATGATGGATAAATCTACCATGCAGTTCATGTCGTTTGACAGGCAAGAGAAACAGATAGCACAAGTTATTGGCTTGGCATCAGATCTTATTGAGAAGCTTGAGCAACGAGATCAATTGATTGCTAAACTACGCATCAAACTTGAGGATCTGGAAAAGAAAGTAGCAGCACTGGAAGAGACGGTATGATTCTGGAGATGATCGTATGGGGTTTCTTCTCTGCCTTAGGGTGGATGGGTGCCAATTGGACAGTGGAGAAAATCAAAGGTGAGCCAACTGAACTACGATGCGATCAACCAGCAGCAAGCGGAAACACGAATAGCGTTCCAACGCAGGTTCGAAAAAGCTGTGAAGCTGAAGGCAAAGGATCGTAAGCTGCTATACAAAGAATGGCGGCAGGAGATAGGAGATATTGCTGCTCGTGAGACTGCAATGTTTGTTGAATCTTTTTTAAAGGGCGACAACCCTAAGACTAGAGAGAGGCCAAAATGGTTCGTGAATCTCAATACGATAACGTCAACAACCCAGAGCATTACGCCTCAGGGAAAATTGAATGTATCGATGCAATCGAGTCTGCTTTAACACCAGAAGAATTTCGTGGATTCCTTAAAGGCAACGTCATGAAGTACATCTGGCGCGAGCGTAAGAAGTCTGGCGTTGAATCGCTACGCAAAGCAGAGTGGTATCAAAAGCGCTTGATTAAATTTACTACTGATCATAATATTGCACAGGTAACAAAGCAATACCAAACAGTAGCTAGTGTCTTGAAGAATTCAGAGGTTCATATCCCTCGCAGTATTATGAGAGATGATCCGTTCGATGCATACGAAAGAACTGATGGTATGTATCACCACCTGAAGATACAAGAGATTGATAAGTAAAGGAGAGGTAATGTCACAAGTCGTGGAGGAGTTTTATGAAACAGCAAGATTGCACGGGGCGGGAGTATGGCAGGACGCTATGGAGGAAGCGAAGAATATGTCACACCTCGAACTTGCCACTGCCTACGCAGACGCGGTCTCGCTTAATGCGTACTATGGAAAACTGGAGAATAAACTTAGCGCTGTTCCTAGACAACTGTTCGATAAAATTAAAGCAGCTCTTGGACAAATGAATGCTGATAAGTTATTGCATGACGCTGACCTAGCAATTGATCAGGG